TAGTTTATGTACTCTAAGTGCTATCAACTGGGGCAACGTCAAAACACCAGCAGACTTTGAAAAAGCGTGTACTCTTGCAGTGCGTGGATTGGATGCATTACTGAGCTACCAAAACTATCCAATCCTAGCTGCGAGATTATCTACAGAAAAACGCCGTCCTATCGGTGTTGGCATTATTAATTTTGCATATTTCTTAGCCAAGCACGATTTAAACTATCAAGACATTGATGCAGATGGGCTACAACTAGTTGACGAATATGCAGAAGCATGGAGTTATTATCTAATTAAAGCAAGTGCAGACCTAGCAGCAGAGCAAGGTGCTATTCCGGGTGTAATGGAAACAAAGTACGGCTACGGTATTACGCCTAACCAAACATACAAAAAAGACTTGGATGAATTGATTCCGCACGTTGAGCGTATGGACTGGGAAGGTCTTAGAACACAACTAAAGCACACAGGCATTCGCAACAGTACACTAATGGCATTGATGCCAGCAGAAACAAGTGCGCAGATTGCAAATGCAACCAATGGCATTGAGCCACCACGTAGTTTAATTAGTGTGAAACAAAGTAAACACGGCGTACTAAAGCAAGTTGTTCCTGAGTTCAAGCGTCTTAAGAACAAGTATGATTTACTATGGGATCAGCGTAGCCCAGAAGGCTATATTAAAATTATGGCTGTACTACAAAAGTATATCGATCAAGGCGTTAGTGTAAACACAAGCTACAATCCAATTTACTTTGAAGATGAAAAGATTCCGATGAGTTTGATGTTGCAGCACATGTTGATGTTTTACAAGTACGGCGGCAAGCAATTGTATTATTTCAACACGCATGACGGCCAAGGCGAACTTGACGTTAGCAAACTTGTAGGCGAAGCAGAAGAACCAGAAACCAACGGCTATCATATTGAAGACGACGAAGAGTGCGAAAGTTGTGTAATATGAGCTTGACAAACGGACCAGATCCAATTATTATATAGACATACAGAGAGAGGAATACTATGAGCGTTTTTGACGTAGAAAATCGTGCCAACCACACAGAGGTATTGGCATTCTTGGACCCAACAGGAGGTCCTACAATCCAGCGTTATGATACGCTAAAGTACAAAAGTTTTGATCAGCTAACAGACAAGCAACTTGGATTCTTTTGGCGTCCAGAAGAAGTTGATATCTACAAAGATGCCAAAGACTTCAAAGGCCTTACTGACCACGAGCGTCATATCTTTACAAGTAATTTGAAGCGTCAGATCCTGTTGGATAGTGTACAAGGTAGAGCACCAGTAGAAGCATTTGCTCCTATTGTAAGTTTACCCGAGATTGAGAACTGGATCCAAACATGGACGTTTAGTGAAACAATCCACTCACGTTCGTACACACATATTATCCGCAACGTGTACAGCAACCCTAGCAAAATCTTTGACGAGCTACTAGACATTGAAGAGATTGTAGATTGTGCTGGAGATATCTCAAAGTACTATGACGACTTGATTGAGCAGAGCATGTGGTACAACTTGTTAGGCGAAGGCACTCACACAGTTAATGGTAAAAAGAAAACAGTTGATTTATATGAACTAAAGAAAAACTTGTGGCTTACACTAATGAGTGTAAACATCTTAGAGGGTGTACGTTTTTATGTGAGCTTCGCATGTAGTTGGGCATTTGCAGAACTTAAGAAGATGGAAGGCAACGCTAAGATCATTAAATTGATTGCACGTGATGAAAACTTGCACCTTGCAAGTACACAGATGTTGCTTAAACTTCTAAAGAAAGACGATCCAGACTTTGCAAAAATCGCAGAAGAAACAGAAGCTGAATGTATTCAGATGTTTGTAGATGCAGCAGATCAAGAGAAGGCTTGGGCAGAGTATTTGTTCAAAGACGGCAGCATGATTGGTTTGAACACAGAACTATTAGGACAATATGTCGAATGGATTTGTACACGCCGTATGCAGAATGTAAATCTAAAGTCGCCGTACACTGTAAAAAGTAATCCTTTGCCGTGGACACAGAAATGGATCTCAGGTGCAGATGTACAAGTTGCTCCGCAAGAAACAGAGATTACAAGTTATGTTTCAGGTGGCACAAAGCAAGATGTTGCAGCAGATACATTCAAAGGCTTTTCATTATGATAGAGATATATGGTAAAACACAATGCCCGTTCTGTGATAGAGCAAAGGCATTGTGTGAACAAAGACAGTACAACTTTAAATACTATCAACTTGGTGTAGACTTTACACGTGAAGAAGTATTAGAAATGTTTCCAGGCGCTCGTACCTTTCCGCAAATCAAAGTAGGCGGTAAGAGTATCGGCGGTTGGGACAAGTTTCCACAGTATTTAGAAGACACAGGTTATAACGGCACAGGACACACATTATGATTATTGAAGCACCATACAAAGCAACTGATACAGTCACTATTCGTACAACAGCAGGCGAAGAGATTGTAGGCAGATTTGTAGAAGAAGATGCTACCACTATAAAAATCACCAAGCCACTAGCACTACAAGCAAGTCAGCAAGGCATTGGACTAGGTCCTTGGGTGTTTACTGTGGATCCTGCTAGTACTATCAAACTAAATAAAAGTGCAGTAGTTTTTGTACACAAGACCGAAAAAGATATGGCCAGTCAATATGTGCAAGCAACTACAGGATTATCAATATCGGGATAAGTTTATGGGCGGTTTAGTTGCTAGAAAAACAGATACTTGTACAACAGGACATGGTTGTGATAGTACAACTACTCTTAGCAACGGCCAAGGCACAGTTTTTGCCGAAAATAAACTTGTTGCACGGATAACAGATCCAACTGTATCACATAATGTTCCAACTCCGGTACCAGATGGCGATGGTGGAACAAAAATTGTGTGTTTACCTCACACAGGATCAGTAAGATCAGGAAACAGTTCAGTTTATGCAGTAAATAAACTCGTGACGTTTCTAGGCGAAACTGTTTCGTGCAGCAACGGAAAAATCACAAGTTCAGCATCTACAGTTTATGTAGAAAATTAATCACTTGACAATCTGTCTGCTTTATGTTAGTATGACACATAACAAAGGCAAACAGAAAGAGGCTTATATGGAAAAGATTATTGTGACAGATTGTGATGGCGTACTACTCAACTGGGAGTACGCATTTGTATGTTGGATGACACAACACGGGTATACTGAAATTGAAAATGGTAATAAAGAATACAACATTGGTAAACGATTTGGTATTACTCTAGAAGAAGCTATCAAAAAAGTTGTAATATTTAATGAGAGTGCTGCAATGGCATTCCTTCCAGCACTACGTGATGCACGTTATTATGTGAAACGACTACACGAAGAACACGGCTATGTGTTTCATTGTGTCACTAGCATGAGTCTTGATCCTAATGCCAAGAAACTACGTCAAATGAACTTAGACAAGTTGTTCGGTCCAACAGCATTTCCAGTACTAGAGTGTTTGGATACAGGTGCAGACAAAGAAGAAGCACTTGAGAAGTATCGTGACACTGGGTATTATTGGATTGAAGACAAGTTTTCAAACGCCGTTGCAGGGCAAGAAGTAGGTATGCGTCCGATCCTTATTGAGCATGGCTGGAACATGAACGAAGTTGTACCAGATGGTATGAAAAAAGTAGTTAACTGGAAAGAATTATACAGTCATATTGTTGGATGAATAGTTGAGTGATATACACGAACAATTAAAAGTAGCCTTTGCAACTTATGTAAAGGAATCTGAAAAGTTTGCACAAGATGGTGTAAAGGTTAGTGCTGTTCGTGCTAGGCAAGCTCTTAATGATGTGAAACAACTAATTGTTGAACGTAGAAAAGAAATACAGGATCAAAAAGACCGGACATGAGCGAAAAACAATATTTAAAATCTATTGGTGAAAAAGTTGTGCTGTACAACGAAGCTAAAGAAAAAGCTATTAAATGGCTTATTGAAAAACAAATTAAAGATAAAGATAAGATCCAAAATGCATTAATAATGAGTCAAATTTGGATTGCACATAATTTAGGACATGAA